AAGCAAGCCAGCTTGCCTACGGAATTCTGATTCACGAATTTAACTAAGAAAATAACAGGGAACGGAGCGCAGGGCTCTGTTTCTCGTACGAGATAGATGAAACGAAGGTCGCAATCATGCGGCTTATTTTTATGCTCTAAGAAGGGAGAAGTCATGGAGAAACTAAAGAATTATAAACCGACAAAATTCATGGCCAAGGCCTCCCGCTACGACAAGAATGCTGCTGACTTTGCCGTGCTTTTCATCGAGCAGCTTAGGCATACCAAGGGCGATTTCTATAATAAACCTTTTGAACTGATGGATTGGCAGGAACAGGCGGTCCGAGACATCTTCGGAACGCTGAAACCGGACGGCTGCCGCCAGTTCAACACTGCCTATATCGAGGTGCCCAAAAAGTGCGGGAAGAGTGAACTCGCCGCCGCCATTGCGCTCTACATGCTCTGCGCGGACGGCAAGCAGCGGGCAGAGGTGTATGGCTGCGCAGCAGACCGCGACCAGGCGTCGCTTGTCTTTGACGTGGCCTGCGACATGGTGAAGCTCTCCCCGGCGCTAAGAAGATACTGTGATATCCGGCCGAGCCGGAAAACCATCCACTACCGACCGACAAACAGCATCTACAAGGCGGTGTCCGCAGAGGTCGCCGGAAAGTCCGGCGTCAATGTTTCCGCTCTCGTCTTTGACGAGCTATGGGTGCAGAAGGACCGGAAGTTCTTTGACATGATGACGAAAGGCACATCGGATGCCAGAAAGAACCCGCTGCATTTTATCATCACCACCGCCGGAAATGATGTGAACTCAATCTGCTACGAGGTGCACCAGAAAGCGGTGGACATCCTGGAAGGAAGGAAATCCGATCCGACGTTTTATCCGGTGATCTTCGGCGCAGACAGAGAGGACGACTGGACAGATCCCAAGGTCTGGAAGAAAGCAAATCCATCGCTCGGTGTTACCATTACAATGGATAAGGTCAAGGCGGCCTTTAACAACGCGAGGGAAAACCCCGCAGACGAGAACTCCTTCCGGCAGCTGCGGCTTAATCAGTGGGTCAAGCAGTCCGTACGCTGGATGCCGATGGACAAATGGAACGCCTGCGCGTTTCCGGTAAAGGAAGAAGAACTGGAAGGAAGGGTCTGCTACGGCGGTCTCGATCTTTCATCCACTACGGATATTACGGCGTTTGTGCTGGTGTTTCCGCCGCTTGACGAGGAAGACAAGTACTGCGTTCTGCCATATTTCTGGATTCCGGAGGATTCCCTGGATCTCCGTGTCCGGCGCGATCACGTGCCGTATGACAAATGGCAGAAGCAGGGATTTCTTCAGACTACGGAAGGAAACGTCATCCATTACGGCTTTATCGAGAAATTCATCGAGCGGCTCGGCGAACAGTTCAACATCCGTGAGATTGCATTCGACCGCTGGGGAGCGGTGCAGATGGTACAGAATCTTGAGGAGATGGGATTCACCGTTGTGCCGTTCGGGCAGGGATTCGCATCAATGTCGCCGCCCACCAAGGAGCTGATGAAGCTGACGCTTGAGAAAAGAATCGCGCACGGCGGAAATCCTTCGCTCGCCTGGATGATGGACAACGTGTATATCCGAACCGATCCCGCGGGAAACATCAAAATGGACAAGGCAAAATCCACGGAAAAGATCGACGGAGCGGTCGCGATGGTGATGGCGCTTGACCGGGCTATCCGGTGCGGCAACGACAGAGGCGCGTCGGTTTATGATGACAGAGGCATTCTGTTCCTGTAACGCAAAACACCGGCTCCGGAACTTTTTCCGGGCGTTTTCACACGACATTGGAATACCCTGTTGGACGGACTCTTTTCTTATGATATATTGTGCGCACGATATTAGTGAAGCGGAAGGAGAAAGGCATGCTTACGAAACTTCAGATTGAAAACAGTGTGATGCGCGCAATGGAAAAGTATGAGAATGAACGCGGCGGAGAAGGGTGGGCAAAGTCAGACATCTGGAACATAATCCAGATCTTCGGCGGCAACCGGGACGATCTGTATGAAGCGATGGCGCTTGCGATGGATATCTGTCTTGGGAAAGCCGTCCGGCCTGTCCGTCACTAATCCTGAGTCTTTTATATGGGGATAAATTTAATATTTCGAATAACAGTCTGACTATTGCAACAGGCATTTTGCTACAGTATATTGTTCTTACCAATCCAATATGGCTTTAGTAAAATACATTGGAGAAGATCTATGCTGACAAATAAAGAACTGGAAAACATTGTCGCCTGCGCCATGAATAAATTCGCACAGGAAGAACACGGCGCGGAAGGATGGAACAAAGCGGATATCCGGGAAATGATCGAGCAGCTGGGCGGAGATGAAAATGACCTCTACACGGCGATGGCGATCGGTATGGATATCTGCATGGGTGCTACGGAAAAGCCCAAGTACCTTTTTTCGTAACATAGTAATTCAAAATGACATTGCTGCCATAAGAAGGAGCATCTCTTCGGAGGTGCTTTTTCTTTGCACATTTTCAAGGAGGACACATGAATATCTTTCAGAAACTCTTCAAATCAAGAGATAAGCCGAAGGACTCCACGAACGGCTCCGGCTGGCGGTATTACTACGGAGGCACGTCTTCCGGCAATGTTGTAAACGAGCGGTCCGCCATGCAGATCTCCGCGGTTTACTCCTGCGTAAGAGTGCTGTCGGAGGCAATTGCAAGCCTTCCGCTCCATACCTACCGTTATGCGGAGGACGGAAGCAAAGAGAAGGCGCTGGACTTTCCGCTATATAATCTGCTGCACGACGAACCGAATCCGGAGATGACATCGTACATCTTTCGGGAAACCTTGATGACACATCTTCTCCTGTGGGGCAACGCCTACGGACAGGTGATCCGAAACGGACGCGGTGAAGTGACGGCAATCTATCCGCTGATGGCAAACCGCATGCGGGTCGACCGTGACGAGAACGGCCGGATTTACTACGAGTACCAGATGAACAGTTCGGACGCGCCGACCATGAAAAACGGGACGGTGCGGCTCTCGCCACGGGATGTACTGCATATCCCGGGACTCGGCTTTGACGGGCTGGTCGGCTACTCGCCGGTCGCGATGGCAAAGAACTCCATCGGTATGGCGATGGCAACGGAGGAATACGGTGCGGCATTCTTCAAAAACGGCGCGAATCCGTCCGGCGTTTTATCCATGCCGGGTGTGGTGAAGGATCCGGATAAGATCCGGTCTTCGTGGGAGCAGGGATTTGCCGGAAGCCGGAACGCAAACAAGGTGGCGATCCTGGAGGAGGGCATGACCTACCAGCCGATTTCCATCTCACCGGAGCAGGCGCAGTTTCTGGAAACGAGAAAGTTTCAGCTGGACGAGATTGCGCGGATCTTTCGAATCCCGCCGCACATGATCGGAGATCTGGAGCATGCGACCTTCAGCAACATCGAGGAGCAGAGCCTGGAATTTGTGACCTACACGCTTCAGCCATGGCTGACGAGGTGGGAGCAGGCGATGCAACGATGCTTCCTGACACCGGAGGAAAAGAAGAAGTACTTCATCCGCTTTAATGTGGACGGACTGCTCCGGGGAGATTACGAAAGCCGGATGGCGGGATACGCGACCGGCATCCAGAACGGCATCTTCTCGGTAAACGATGTCCGGGAACTGGAAAACATGGATCGGCTTTCCGCAGAAGAAGGCGGAGACCTGCATATCCTGAACGGAAACGTTGTGAAGCTGAAGGACGCCGGATCGGCATACACGTCCGGCAATGATACAAACGAGGAGGAATTGAATGAACAGGACGAACAGGTTCTGGAAATGGACCGCGAGAAACGCGCCGGATCCAAAGAACCCGGAAAAGGAAATCACTGAGCGGACGCTGTTTTTAGACGGCGTTATCGCAGGGGAGAGCTGGCTGGACGATGACGTCACGCCGGCTCTTTTCAAATCGGAACTGAATGCGGGAGAAGGTGATCTGACGGTATGGATTAATTCTCCGGGCGGCGACTGCTTTGCCGCAGCGCAGATCTACAACATGCTCCGCGACTACCAAGGAAAAGTCACGGTCAAGGTCGACGGACTTGCCGCATCGGCGGCATCCGTCATTGCGATGGCGGGCGATGATGTGCTGGTCTCTCCGGTATCGATGCTGATGATCCATAACCCGAGCACCGTTGCGATGGGAGATACCGCTGAGATGCAGAAAGCGATCGGGATGCTGGATGAAGTGAAAAATTCCATCGTCAACGCCTACCAGGAAAAGACCGGCCTTTCCAGAAACAAGCTCAGCAAGCTGATGGACGAGGAGACTTGGATGGACGCCGGAAAAGCCGTGGATCTGCATTTCGCGGACGGTGTAATCCGGAGGAATGAACTTTACGGCATGTCAACGGAACCGGAGTCGAGGGAAGACGATACCGGGAACGGCGAAGATGAAAAGCCAAAGACGATGCTGTTTTCCCGTTATCAGACAGCGGCAGTGATTAACCGGAAACTTTGCGATTATGTGAAGGAGCACGAACAGGAACCGGAGCCGGAGCAAACGGCTGAACCGGAAGAAAGGCCTGAACCAACCAACGTTAGAAAAGTCGACGACCTCGAAAGGCGTCTCGACTTCATGAAACAGTTTATGTAGAAGGAGGACACACATGAATATTCAGGAACTGATTGCAAAGAGGGCCAGAGCATGGGAAACCGCGAAGGCGTTCCTGGACTCGCACCGAAATACGGACGGACTTCTCTCCGCCGAGGACGGCGAGACCTATGACCGCATGGAAAAGGAAATTACCGACTACACAAAAGAGATCGAGCGTCTGAACCGTCAGGCCGCGATTGAGGAGCAGATGGGAAAACCGACCGCATCTCCTCTTACCGGAAAACCGGGCGACGGCATGAAGGACGAGCCGGAAAAGAAAGGACGCGCATCTCATGCCTACGCAAAAGCCATGATCGCGGCAATGCGCACCGGATTCCATCAGATCAGTGATGTGCTGGAGGAAGGGAACGATGCCAACGGCGGATATCTGGTCCCGGAGGAATGGGACAGCCGCCTGATTGACAAGCTGGAGGAAGAAAATATCTTCCGCGGTCTTGCCACCACGATTACCACTTCTGGAGAGCATAAGATTAATATCGCGGGAACGAAACCCGCTGCTGCATGGATTGAGGAAGGCGGCGCACTGACATTTGGAGACGCGACTTTTGACCAGATCGTACTGGATGCGCACAAGCTCCACGTTGCGATCAAGGTTACCGAGGAACTGCTCTATGACAACGCCTTCCATCTGGAAGGATATATCATCGACCAGTTTGGAAAAGCGATTGGTAACGCCGAGGAAGACGCATTTCTTAACGGTGACGGCACCGGAAAGCCGACCGGTATCTTCGCAGCAACCGGAGGCGGCGAAATCGCGGTGACACTGGACAATACCAAGATCGCAACCGATGACATTCTGACGCTTGTTTATGCATTGAAGCGTCCGTACAGAAAGAACGCGAAGTTCATCCTGAATGACTCTACGCTTGCGGCGCTGAGAAAACTGAAGGATACAAACGGCGCTTACATCTGGCAGCCGTCTTATCAGGCCGGCGAACCGGATTCTCTCTGCGGATATTCGGTCCTGACCTCCGCGTACTGTCCGGAACTTGCTGCAGGAAAAGCCGCCATCGCTTTCGGTGATTTCTCTTACTACAACATCGGTGACCGCGGAACCCGTTCTATGCAGGAACTCCGCGAGCTGTTTGCCGGAAATGGCATGATCGGCTACGTAGCCAAAGAACGTGTCGACGGCAAGCTGGTGCTTCCGGAGGCCGTACAAATTCTGAATGTCAAGGGAGCATAAAAGACTGGGGTGAAGATGGATGAGCGTCACGCTTGATGAAATGAAAAACTATCTCCGGGTGGACACAGACGAGGATGACGACCTGATTGAAAAACTGATCCGCTCATCGGAAAGGATCTGCGAGGACATTCTCCGGACAGACCAGAGCGAAACGGACAGCGAGGTCTTCGATACGGCGATTATGTTTACTGCTGCTTACCTCTATGAGCATCGGGAAGAAGCGGATCACCACGCGCTGACGCTCACGCTCCGCTCTCTTCTCTTCGGTGACAGAAAGGCGGAATTCTAAATGAACATCGCACTGCTGAACACCCGGATCACCATCCAGAGCCAGACGGTGGAAACAGACGAAATCGGGAACCACTTAAACGGCTGGCAGGACTATCTGATCTGCCATGCCAGCATAAACGGCGAATCTGGAAGTGAAAACTTTAATGCCGGGGAAACCAATGATCATGCTGCGATTGCCTTTACAGTTCGCTGGTCAAAGAAAACCGCAGCGATTACGACAACTGGTTACCGCGTCATCTGGAATGGCGATATATATAACCTTCTTGCGGTGGATCATCTGTCGAATAAACGAAACGCACTGAAGTTTACGTGCAGAAAGGAGCGCAGCTGATGGCAAAGGTGAATGAACTCTCTGGCCTGATCGAACGGGAGCTGACTGCTTATTCGAAGGACAGCACGGAAACAGTCAAAAATGCTGTCCGGGAATCGGCGTCGGAAATAAAAAATGAAATCTCCAGTCAAGCGCCGGTTGGAAAATCCGGTAAGTACGCCAAAAGCTGGAGAACGAAGAAAACCGCAGAAACCGATACATCTGTCACCTATACGGTCTATGCGAACAAAGACGGATACCGGCTTGCACACCTTCTGGAGTTCGGCCATGCCACAAGGAACGGCGGCAGAACTTCTGGAAAGCCCCATATCAAACCGGCAGAAGAAAAAGGCGAAAAGGACCTGCTTGAGAAAATCCGGGGTGATCTTTCATGAACATCAAAGAGCTCATCGAAGCACTCGGCATTCCCTGCGCCTACGACCATTTTGCGGAAGGAGAGAGTCCGGATCCGCCTTTTTCCACTTACCGCTATCCGGAGAGCCATAACTTCGGTGCGGACAATATGGTCTGGACGAAAGCGACGGTAGTATATCTCGAACTATACACCGAAAAGAAAGATTTACAAACAGAAAACAACATTGAACAGGCACTGACAGAGCACGGCATTTACTTCGATAAGTCCGAAACCTGGATTGATTCCGAACAGCTCTACGAGGTGCTCTATTCTTTTGAAATGGAGGTACAGTAAATGCCTGATAAGAACAAAATCACCTACGGCCTTTCTAACGTTCATGTCTGGCCGATCACAGCGACAGACGATACCGGAAAGCCGACCTACGGCACCGTAATCAGCCTGCCGGGCGCAAAAGAAATGTCCCTTTCCGCGGAGGGAGACACCGCGACCTTTTACGCGGACAACGTACTCTACTGGTCCGCCGAGGCAAACAACGGTTATTCCGGTTCGGTTACGATTGCGGAAGTGCCGGAAGAATTCGCGGAGAAGATTCTGAACCAGATCAAGGACACCAATGGTGTTCTGGTAGAAGATGCGAACGCGACTGGAACCGAGTTCGCGATGGCCTTTGAATTCGAAGGTGACGCGAATAAAAAGCGTCATGTGTTCTACCGCTGCACAGCTGGCCGCCCGGATGTGGCATCCTCCACCAAAGAGGATAACATCGAGCCGAACACGCAGGAGATTTCGATCACGGCAATGCCGCGTCTTGACAACAGCTATGTCAAGGCAAGCGTATCGGATCCGTCTTCTTCGGCATACTCGTCCTGGTACGGAACGAAGCCGTATGAGCCGGTAACGACATCTGCTGCTTCTTCCAGTACAAAAAGCGGATCGTAAGGAGGTAGCGCATGATCAAGACGATAACGATTGAAGATCAGAATGTGAAGTTTGACACCGCCCTTTCGTGGATGTTCGTTTACCGCACTCAGTTCGGACGGGAT